CGGTAGTTCAGTTGCATTTATTAATATCGCTATTAATAAATAGTACAACGTCTACACTTCAAGGTAGAGGTGAATGCTCAAATGCATCATCAAGTTGGAATTTAGTGTTTGTTATTCACAAACCTAAACGCCTTGCTTGGGAAAACATTAGGGTAATCACGAGAGGACTAGCATGATCGATCTTCTAATTGGAGATCACCCAACGCTTAGGGCTCCGAGCATGATCGCTCGAAGCACACCAGATGGTGTTAACCACCCGACGTTGGGGTTCAATAATTGATTCGCTCACAGTTGAACCACTGGGTCAACAACTCCTAGAACGTTTTCTAATACAGTTCTGGTGATTTGAAGACTTACTGGTATTACCTGTGAGAAATACTCGATCATGTGAAGGCTGTTTATCAGTCTGTAAACGGCTCCGACTCATCCCACTACTCCTGTTAATACAGCAGCACTATATTGTGCAACATAGGCTGAGATATCCAGGGCATCCATTAATGTTACAGCTAGAGCCCCATAAGCTGCAGGATCAATGACGATGTAGTAAAGTGAGAGGACGGAAACTCCGAACACAGAGATAGACAATAGGTTACTGTATAATCAGTAACTTCAACTAACGACACCATAAACCAAGGAGAACACCATATTAGCACCAAATAACACATTTGATACTAAATAGTTACTTCACAGGCCTACACTTTCAAAGAAGGTAGGTGTCGGTTCGTTGTACCCGAAGAAGCTCAAGGCTGAAAGGAACCCTGAAGCCGCTAAAGGAAATCCTGAGAGTGCAGTTTTCATTGCAATAATTAAACTAGTTAATTTGAAGGCTACTAATGTACCAACAAATGCTAGAATTAAGGCAGCGAGAACTACTAGATAATCTATAACCATGGATCATCTAGGAAATAGTCTTCTCAGAATACTATAGCCCACAGCCCCTCTCGGGGAAGCGAACACAGTGCTCATTCTGGACAATAATCTACTCATAATATTATTTATTAGGTTTAGTTATTTGTTTTCTCAGAGTTCGAGCATAAGCATACCAAAGTCTATTTGACTTTGGTAGTCCGGCAGTCAAGGCTGCTGCTCTCTTTCTCAATCGTAGAGTTCTCACATCTCATTGTGATAACTCCGCACCTCTTTGAAAGAGATCAGCGAGTAATGTATGTTGTGGGAATTTTCTAGGTCGATTATCAGCTATAGATCTGCTGAGATCGATTAGATCTTTCTTACATCTTTCGAAATAATCGAAATATACAAAATGGAACATATCCACATATAGTTCTACTAAATGTGGGACATAGAATCTACTTTTACGTAGAGCATGTAACCAATGATGGTTTTCCATTAAGTCTTCTAGTGTATTAAGTGTTGAATAAATCTGAGACTGGAGAAGTTTCAGTTCATTTTCATAAAACGCCTTAAAGCTATATTGACTTACATTACTCATGTCGCTGAACGGGTTTCTAATATGAAGATTTTGCAAGTAAAAATACAAAGCAATATCCCTCATAGAAGAAGAGAGTCTTCGGATAGAGGAATGGCATTTAGCCAAACATTTGAATCCGAAACCCGCAGCCTTGAACATATCAGGTAAAGATAAGTGATGAGTTTTAGCGAATTCGTTCAATGATTGAACGCTTGTTAAAGCTTCACTAAAAGATCTAAAAGTTATTGGAGAGCAATCGGTTCCGTTAATAATGGTTCTTTTTGCAAACTCCAATCCTCTCCCATCTTTAGAGATGATAGATTTCGATAGATTAATCGAAACTCCTAAAGCCTTCATAATCTTTAGGTACTCTCTAGCAACAGGGGAAGATCAGATTACTATATCATCACCTAAAAGCGCGTAGTTTTTGAAAATGCCTCGATTAAGGGCAATTCCAGATTTTCACGCTGCTACCTGAACAATAAAATGGTGGGTAATAGCGAGCATGGCTCAGCTACTCAAAGCCCCCATCGGTTGACCTGTTTCGTAGAAAATTTCTTTTCTATCATCCTTCTTATTAAAGAAAAGACTTTTTCCTTTAGAAGCACAGAATTCAATCATACTCTGTGCGGAAGCGAAACTACATTTGTACGGTCTATTGATCAACAGGTTTGCCCAAGCATCCGCAAATTCCTTAGAGAAAATGCTCGTGATTATGGCATGCTGAAGTTTAATAGGTAACCGATCTGTAGCGGCAGTTAAATCATAGCTGAATAGCTTTAGATTTTTCTTGCTTCAGGGTATTCGATGTAAAGGACCGTGTTGGTTGAAGGTTCCATCCATAGGTAAGCTTCTTAAAACTCTAAATAAAAATTTATGAAGAGGTTTTAAAGCTCACTGAGTGATGGGGTCAACAATCGCAAACACCCTCATTTTACCAGCCGCCTCGGGTTTAAAACCCAACTTTCCAATGTTTGAATTTCTATCAAGAGAAGATTCTAAAGGGATTTCTATGTCCACAGGTACTTCTTCAGCGAAATAATCTTTGTTTCACTTAAGAGCTGTACTTGTAACGGTCATAGATTTCTTACTTGTAGATTCTTTAAAGAGATGTCCTGTTGTGAAAAAGATTTTTCTTAATCATATCATTAATCTCTTAGCCGCGGGAACACCGCTGGCCTCAACGATAGTTAACAAACTACGCATAATAAGCGGGTTTCACGCCGCGTTAGGATTCGTCAAAGCCGCTACTGCTCTCCATAGAACTATGGGATGAGTAGAGAAATCAATTCCGGCGGAGTTACCGTCTGGATGACCTGAACCTACAGGAGCGGCTTTTGTTGTTGGAAATGGCTTGAAGTGACCTTTTAATCACTCTAAGGGGCTAATCAACTGAAATTTGGATTTAACCGGGCTATCTACTTCTTCAAAATATGGTGTTCAACCATTTTTTGTAGGTTTCATACCCGCGTACTTATATTTCTTGTCGGGTTTATACCCAAAAATGCCCACTTTCTGAGTAGACATTGGCAAGACTATAAGTTTAACAAATCTCCCTACGTAAGTAAAGAGATCTGTAAATACCTCATCAGTTGCTGTCGAAGGCGCAGTTATTGTAGTTAGATTAATTTTCCATGGAATATTAATCGCTCTATAAGCTGCAAAAATCGTAAGATAGAATCTCACCAAAAAGGGATTTCCTTGTCTTACGGCCAATCGATGGTTAGCCGGAATGATTTTAGGCACTCTATTTTTCAATCCAATTCTGTGGCCTAAAAGCCCAGTATCGGAAAGATGATAGTGAGAACAAGCCTGCTGGGTTAGAACCGAGCATACCTTTAGGTATTTAACAAGCCCTATAGGACCTTGCATTCTAGCCAGTCTGTTCAACGTTCTCCAGATTAGCACTGTGTTTTTTACCACTAATGGTGTTAATTTCCCACCCATGGATTCAATCATTCTTAAAGTGATCGTAACCATGGGTCGACCCGAATTTCTTCGGATCATGGCATAAAGATGTTGTCATTTGAAACTCACTCTGGTGAATCATCGGTTTTTAATCGTTGGTTTCATCTTTGCTTGTTTCATAGGACAATTTTAATCTTTAACTCGGTTTCCGGAATTTGGATAAATTCCTGGGCCGCAGCCAGTCTTTTCAGACACGGGATTACCGTTGTGGTGATAACAACCTAATTCTGGAATTTTCCCCCCAGAACCGACTATTACCCCACTCAGTGAATGCCAAAATCTAGCAGTATAGTTTTGAGGAGATTTACCTACTTACCCTCTAAAGAGCTATACCGGATAGCGGTTTACTTTATTAAGTAGCGACCGATTATCCATCTAGATGCAAGGACCTAATAATTAGACGTTAAGAAGACTATAACTCGGAGAGGCATAGAGTCCAGGGAATCTTCTTTAATAATCTAATCTTTCGATCCTGCTGCAATTGCAGAAGACCTTACGACCAAGATTTGATCGTGTCTATCTGTGATATAAACTATGTGTTGTTTTGGGATCGACAGAGACCAAAACCACCCAGAGGCCACTCTCGAAGTAAGCAAAGGGGATAAAGTTGATAATAAATTACCAACTTTGGTCCCCAGATACTTAGTATCGAGACCTTTGAAGTGAATGCATAGTCAGTGTGTGTGACGCCCGTAAGGGAGTAGCTTAAAGGCTAATCGAATCACCTCACACCGTTTCCATATTATCCTGAAATAGGTAATAGGGTTCCATGTATGGATTACCATCCTACTTGGGGGATAAAGGAATTTCACCTTTATCAGAAACGATATCAGAGATAGGGACCATTGATCTACAGTCCATAGCTCTATCCATCCTCTCTAAATGCGAGGAGCGGAGTGCAATGCAATGCTGCAGTCTAAACTTCATATGGATCTTACTTAACCGTTTGATACATATCAGTATAGATTCGACAACACCGGAAAACTTCCGGTGGAGAAGCATCAAGTCAGTGAATTTAGTGTGTTAGGATCTAAGTCCTAAACGCCACCTTAAACAGCCAACTGAGGCTTTTAGCTCCGGCTCTTTCGAGTTGAGCTAACCAGGTATCTCTAC